TTGAATTTCGCCTTTCCCCCCTGGGGGGTTAGGGGGGTTATATATATTTTATTTTTATTTCTTTTGGGTTTAGCCGAGTTGGCTAATGTTTTATTAGCCGAATCAGCTAATGTTTTATTAGCCGAGTTGGCTAATCTCTCATGGTGAGTTGTATTAGCCGATTTAGCTAAACTTGTATTAGCTGTTTTGGCTAATGTTTTGCTGTTTTGGCTAATACCTGTATTCCAGTCTGAAACGACTTTGTTAATGCCAATTTGATTGCCCGATGAAACAAGTATGTTCATCGCGATAAGCTCATTTTTTGCCTTGCAGATGTGGGTATGATGAATTCCTGTTTCCTCGGCAATCTGCACATTAGAAATGCGATCCAGCGCTCTGCCGAACCCGTAAGTTTTGCGCATTACCGCCAGCACAACTTTCAACTGTCGCGCCGTCAAATCGGCAACAATAACAGCCTCAAGTAGCTCATTTGCGATTCGGGTAAACCCGTTATCTAAGTCAGCCACACGTTCACAGACCTCCCGTTTTTCAGGGTATAACTGAACAACTTCACCCAACCGGGAAGTGCCAGCGTTTACAGGTTTCAAAGCTCTTGGCATAATTACCTCGCAAATGGACACTTTATTTATTTGCACTCAGAAGCCCCGGAACTGTTGGCGCAGTCCGGGGTTTCGCCTTTTAAATGCTCCAGCATCGAGATCAGCGCTTTCGCTACCTCTGCCGTCTGCTCGCCTTTGATGATTACCGTCTCGTCACGATCATCAAATCCAATTACCGCCAGCAACCTGGCAGCACGCTCAACAAAACAGTTCTTCCCGGTCTGCATCCGGCTAATTTGTGAGTGGTGGATGCCCATTTTCTTGGCAACCTGCGCGACGCCCAAGGCGGCTATGCCGCTTCTGATTCGGGTTTCGATCTGTAATTCCTTGCTGGTTGTGCTTTTTTGTGTGGTGTTCATAAACAATGATTCCCAATATTCCTTTCAATAAATAAAATCAGATACTTAAAGATGGTTATTAGTTATTTATCGCTTCGCTTAAACATGCCTTTTCTTGTCACAGGCTTCATAAAAATCAGGGTCATACTTGAGTACTCCATTGGTAATGTGATCAAGCCTAGCCGCGCGCTTCTCTGGCACGGTTTCACCCCATCTGGTGACAGCAACTTGAGATATTCCCAAAGCACGAGCAATGGCAGCTTTTGAACCAAAATGACTGATTACACTTTTTGTATACATGCACCCTCCTAGTAACTTTGGTTAGAAAATTAAATCCTAACTAATGTTATGTCAAGTTAACTTATATTAATGCTATGAAAACTGCACATATCAGCGAACGCATCTCGGCAAGGCGCAAAGAACTTGGGTTTACCCAACAACAGCTTGCTGACAAGGTTCAGAAGTCGAGCGTCAGCGTCTTTAAGTGGGAGAATGGGCAGACAGAGCCTAAGGGTAAAAGCCTCTTTGCTCTTGCGGCTGCGCTTAGGTGCTCTCCTGCATGGTTGATGTTTGGTGATGAAGACAAGTCACCCGCTCCAGCCGATTCACTTCCAACCGAGCTGGACGAAAGGCAAAAGAGGCTTCTAGACCTGTTTGAATCACTTCCAGAGTCCGAAAAAGAATCTATTATCAGTGAGTTAGAAGTAAGGGTTGATAACTTTAACCGCTTGTTCGAAGAACTACTTAAAGTAAGAAAAGACCGCCCCTCAAAAAAATAAAGGCAACTAATTCAAAGGGTTGCCTTTTCTTATGCCTGAAATACTAACTTTTGTTAGTTTTTTGCTTGCCATGAAAATTACCTTTAGTTATGCTTATCTCATCAACAGCAATCACGGCTCAGTGATACTTAGCAAAACGTTCCGCCCACCCGGCGTTAAGGGAGCATGAAGAGAATGACTAACCTCGATCTTAGCAACAACGAATCATTGACGTGTGGCGTGTTCCGCAACAGTGACGGCACATTTACGGCCATGACGTTCACCAAAAGCAAAACTTTTAAAACCGAAGCTGGCGCACGCCGCTGGCTGGCAAGAAACACTGATTAATCTCCTTGTGTGCACCACCTCGCCTGATGTGGCTAAAAGCAGGCACGCAACATGAAGCACATTCCATTCAATCAGTTGGGGCTGGTGGTTAACGCAAACGGCGGAGTGTGCTTCATATTGTGGTGAATGCGGCTAAGCGCACGCGGGGAAGGCTGGTTTTGTTCTCCTTTTCAGTGCAAACCCCGTCTGGTATTCAGCCTTGATCAGACACCGGGAGGCACCCGGCACCACAATACTTAATCATTGCTGTGTGTAGTCTTTTGCCCGCTTTCGGGCGGGCCTTTTTTTTCCGAAGATTGAGCAAAGGGAAAATTAAATAATGAAAGGTCAGCATTACGGCATCCAGAAAGTCATTCGTGGATGCGTTCAACCGGGAATGTTAGTTTTTCACAATAACAAAACGTGGACTGCTTCAGCTAATTACGGCGGCAAACTTTATTTAAGAACGCTTGCAGAAAAAACCCGCATTAAAGATCTATGGGTTTACGTTCTTATTGATGGTCACGGCAACGCACTGACTAATTAATTTAACCCTGAAGAAACATTAAATTTGCCCTCACCGGCAGAACCACGCACATCCCGAATAACGTGGCGATATATTTACAGTATTCACAGGAGACAGCATGAGCGCTTATTTCATGCATGACCGAATCGAAGATGAATCCTGGCAACAGCACTATCTGAATACAGCGCGGGAAGAAGAAGTCGCAGAGCTGGCAGATTTATATGATCGACAAATTAAATTTCATCACCTTCACGAAATGCTGAGCAATACGCAGGCAGACCGGGCGGCGCTAAAAGCTGTATTCGACGACGTTAATTTTCAGGAAAAAGCGGGGGAATTTCTTCGGTATGCCGCAGAGCGTCTTGCAGCAAAGCAGACTGAATTAAATATAGAGATGAGGAAAGAATAATGGCTCTTTTCCAGCGCGCTACAAATACACAGGCTTTCCTGAAAGCCGGGATTATGGGTTTTGCCGGAGACGGTAAAACATACACCGCCAGTGAATTGGCGATCGGCCTCGTTCTGCTGATGCGCCAGCGCAGGCTTGCAATGGGTGATAAGCCGGTAATGTTCCTCGATACGGAAACCGGCTCTGACTGGGTAAAACCCCGCTTCGATGCTGAAAACATCGAGCTTTACACAGCTAAAACCCGCGCATTCGTGGATCTGATTTCCGCGGTAAATGAAGCGGAGCAAAGCGGCTCAGTATTGATCATCGACTCTATCAGCCATTTCTGGACGTGCTTATGCGATGAGTACGCAACGCGCCGCAAACGCAAGCGCGGCCTCGAATTCTCTGACTGGGCATGGCTGAAACAGGAATGGCGACGTTTTACCGATCGTTTCGTTAACAGCCAGGCGCACATCATCATGTGTGGCCGCGCGGGCTATGAGTACGACTTTTTCGAAGGCGACGACGGCAAGCGCCAGTTAGAGAAAACAGGCATCAAGATGAAGGCCGAAACCGAGACGGGTTATGAGCCTTCAATACTGATCCAGATGGAAAAGCAGATGGATCTGGAGTCCGGGCAGGTATGGCGCACCGCGCGCATTCTGAAAGACCGTTCTACCCGTATCGACGGCCAGACGTTCTCAAACCCGACGTTTAAACATTTCCAGCCGCACATTGAATTTCTGAATCTTGGAGGAACGCATTTAGGCGTGGATACCTCCCGCGACAATGGCGAGCTGTTCGCAGACGACGGCCAGCCAACCTGGCAGAAAGAGAAGCGCGCCAAAGAGATCGCCCTCGATGAGATTGTGGAACTGCTGAACAAGCATCACGGCGGCACCAGCAACGACGCGAAACGCGCCAAAGCCGACATTCTGGAAGAGGTGTTTTGCTCCCGCTCATGGGAACGCATCAAAGGCATGGACTGGCCGACCATTAAAGCCGGTCGCGAAGCCATGTGGTTAAAGCTGGAAAACACGCCGTATCAGTTCCCTGACCCGTCCAGAAAAGCACAGGAAGCAGCAGCCCCGGAATTTGATGAGGATATCCCGCAATGAGCCTTAAACACCGCATCCCGGAAATGATGAAGCGCATCGATCATGATGAGTTTATTCGCGCCACTGATGAATATGCCGATCTGCTTATTACGATGTGTCTCTGTATGCGTATCGCTGGCCCCACGCGGGCCAATGTTAAAGCCTGCGCCCTGGCGCTAAAGCAGCGCCTGAAAACGAGCCACAGCCAGCAGAAGCTGGCCGGGATTCTTCGCAGCCCCGATCCGGTAGGCCAGTTTCTCACGCTGCGCCGCGAGGTAAACCGCGAGAACTCAAAAGTGGGCATCCCTGCTGATCAATTCCTTTGAGGTGACTGTGAAGTATTCGCTTATCTATGCAGATCCCGCGTGGAGCTACGGCAACACAGTAAGCAACGGCGCGGCAGCCGGGCATTACGACACCATGAGCCTGATCGATATGAAGCGCCTCCCAGTTTGGGAGCTGGCCGCAGAAAACGCCGTTTTGGCGATGTGGTACACCGGCACCCACAACCGTGAAGCTATGGATCTGGCCGAAGCCTGGGGCTTTACGGTGCGCACCATGAAGGGCTTTACATGGGTGAAACTCAACCAACTGGCAGAGCAACACATCAATAAAGCGCTGGAAGCTGGCGAAATTGAGGATTTTCACGACTTTTTGCACCTGCTTAACGCGCAAACGCGCATGAATGGCGGAAACCATACGCGGGCCAACACCGAGGATCTACTTATCGCTACCCGCGGCGCCGGGCTCGAACGCAAAGATGCCAGCGTGAAACAGGTTATCTACAGCCCGTTAGGCCGCCATAGTGCGAAACCCTGGGAGGCCCGCCACCGGTTAGAGCGTCTTTATGGTGACGTGCCGCGCATCGAGTTATTCAGCCGTTCAGCGGCGCCAGGTTGGGATCACTGGGGCAACCAGTGCGAATCCTCCGCTGTTCAGCTTCTGCCAGGCTGCGCCGTTGAGATTCGCAGGAAGCGCAGCATGACGTGATTTCTCGACGCGTGCTGCGCAGATAGTACGAAAGCCAGATGAAGGCATTAGGCGTGGAGTTGGACGCTTCATCTGGACGCTTGGAGTTATCAACGGCGTATTTGTAGAACGCCAAGAGGAGATTAACTATGAGTCTTGATTGCGTTCCCCTATCGACCTATTGCAGGGAGGCCGGAGAAACGGTGGATGCCGTTAACAAACGGATACAACGGGGATTATGGAAGGAAGGAGTACATGTATTAAAAGTCGACGGCGTAAAAGAACGCTGGATTGATTTAGTAGAGGTTTCAAAGTGGGCAAGAAAGAACAAGGATCATTATCTCTCCCAAGAGGGGTAACTATTCGCCATCACAAAACAGGCGATACCCTGGTAATCACTTTTACGTATAAAGGGGTTCTGTGCCGCGAGCCCCTTTCCAAAATGGAGGCAAACGCGCGGGGTGTTAAGTATGCTGCGCGCCTGCTTGGGGAAATACAAAATCAGATCGCCCATGGAAGTTTTGAGTATGCTAAGTACTTCCCCAACTCCAAAAAGCTAGAAGTATTTGGGATCACGAAGAAAACAAAAAATATAAAGTCTTATCTGGACGAGTATCTGAAAATCTGCCAGAACCGCAACCTGTCTCCGTCGACTATTAACGGTTATGAAAAGTGCATGTCGGCCCTATCAGCTCTGCATAAACTTCACGTGTCAGAACTTACACCAGCGGTCCTTAAAAAATGGATTGCCACCCGGAAAACAAAGCTGAAAACAATCAGGAACAATCTATCGTTTCTACGTAGCGCAATTGATGAGGCGGTGACAGATGGCTTACTAACTATTAATCCAGTCACGCTGGTTAGCGCCAGCCGATATCATGTTATCGACAATAGCCCTACCACTGGTGGTTACGAGGTGGATCCGTTCACACCAGCAGAAACCGCCGCCATATATCGAAGTTGCAAATTTCAGGAGTGGGAAAACCTGTTCCGGTTCGCGTTTAACACCGGGGTACGTAGCTCTGAACTGTGCGCGCTACGCTGGTCTGATATCGACTTTACAGGAAAGACTGCTCATATTCAGTTAGCAAGGGTTGTAGGGATTGTCAAAGGCACCAAAACGAAAGCTGGCACACGAAAGATAGAGCTGAACGGTGAAGCACTTGCAGCCTTGATGTCGCAAAAGCAGTTCACCGCCATGAAAAGTGAGTATGTTTTCAACGATCCTAAAACTGGTTGGCCTTGGGCGAATGCAGACGCCATCAGAAAGAAAGCATGGGTTCCCACCTTAAAAGAGGCTGGTGTACGCTATAGGAATCCATACCAAACTCGTCATACGTTTGCTACAAGCCATATAAGCCGTGGCGTCAATTTGTTCTGGTTGTCGGGTCAGATGGGACATAAAGGCCCCGAAATGATATTCAGGCATTATGGCTCTTATCTTGTTGATTACGATAGCAACACTATGATTAACAAGGCCTGAGGTAACGTGAAAGCAACTCGCAAAGACTTAAACGCAAGCTAAACTGTTTGCAAGCGATACTCATATCTTGGTGACTGAATGGTGTTCTAATCCATGAAGGCGCTCTTTCTTTGGGCCCTGCATAGATGCTAGAATTGGTGTATTAATAACTAAAAAAGAGCTACTTATGGATATTGAAGTTAGGAATTTTGGTACTATTGCGGATGCACATGTACACATAGGTGGCCTAACAGTGATAACCGGTGAAAACGACACCGGTAAAAGCACTGTTGGGAAAATATTATTTTCAATTGTTAAAGCAATAGCTCGCTATGAATTTGATTTAGAGGAGGATAAAGATGCACGTTTGCTAAGCCTTGCTGAAGCTCTTTACTTCTCAATAATTAGACGTGCTATTAACATTGCGACAAACACGCAAATTAGAGACTTATTTCATCCTAAAAAATTTATCAACCACATTAAAATTGATCCAAATTATGCATTAAAAGAAAGATATAATGCATTAAATCGTCTCTTAGATCATGGTGACATTGCCGAGATTATGTATTCAAGCGCAAGTTCTAAGCTTGAAGAAATTAGACAACTAATTGAAGAGCCAGATGATCGTTTTTCGGTAATGAACAGAGCGATAGGAAAGGCATTTTTCTCTGAATTTAGAGGTGAAATCGTCCCGCGAGGGAACGAGATTCCTTTAAAACCAGTTGTAAAGGTTAATGATGGCGCAACACCATTAATTGAAATAAATTGGGTAGGTGACACGAAATTTAAGTTTGATTTTAATGATGAGCTTGGATACAGCGATGCGACATATGTTGAATCACCAGCGATCATTCAGTATCACAATCTTGCCCAAATGTCTAAAACACTTTTTGAAATCAAAGAGGGTGTGACAGGAAGAGCGACAGTACCCTTACACATTAAAGATTTGAGCAATAAATTAAGCGATTCCATTTATAATCTTTATGCATTTAATGATCTGTTTGGAGAGATGGAACCAGACTTACATAGTCAGATTTCTTCAAGAATCAATAATGCTTTCAATGGCGAAATTATTTATGACAACGAAAAATTTGACTTCCTTCTGACTCGTGAGAGTTATTCAATTTCATCATCTAATGTTGCCTCTGGCGTGAAATCACTAGGTATTTTAGACATGCTACTGAAAGGTGGCCACGCCGAAAATAATCAATTACTCATACTGGATGAGCCAGAAGTCAATTTGCATCCTAAATGGCAGATTCTTTATTGTGAATTAATTTGTGATTTAGTCTACTCTGGTGTTGATATCATTATCACTACACATAGCCCTTATATAATTGACGCATTAAAACATTTTGCTGATAAGAAAAGAATTGAACATAGCTTCTATTTAGCGACTAAATACCCTGGTGAAAGCCTAACATCATTTTTAAACATAACTGATGATATCTCGCATGCAATAGATTTGCTAGCGGAACCATTAAGAGTGTTAAGCAAGGATGACTTCGATGACTTCTAACGCACAGAAAATATATGAAAAACTCTGCGAAGTTTATCCTACAGCTTTGGAGACGGTTTCAACTCTGAGTTTCAATTCTGATGGGGTAAAAAATTTCATTTTATCTGAAGAATTAGGGTTTAATTTTGATAAAGTTTACAACTTAGCATCATGTCACCCTGATGGGAAGAAAGAAAAGTCTCCCGACTGCCTTTTTTTAGTTGATGACATCCTTTATTTTGTAGAATTTAAAGAAGGTAAACCTAAAAAAGATGATATTAGAATGAAAATTCATGAGGGTATTACCACTTTATTTTGCTTCGCTCTTAAACACGTCCCAACTATCACCCGTGATGATTTCTTTAGATTAGACATTCGTTATACTGTAATCATGAGAGACTTCAGAGCCAGAGGTCGAGAAGGTTTTTTGCAAGATTTAGAGGCAATTTCTAATAAATTTAATTTAAAAAACTTAGAAGGTTTTTTAGTCAAAAAAGCTCTTGTTAAAGATTCCCCGCAAAGAATCTTAGAGTTTCTGCATCAAGTGAGTTCAGGCAGAATCAACAGAATTCAGATTAACTCACCCGACAACAGTAAATTAACTGATTACACGCTATAAATCTTATGGGCTCAAATAAGATTTCATATATGCACGTTTCATGCACCCAAACGGCATAAATTTAAAAATAGACTTAAAAAACAATAGGTTAAAATCATCCATGCGCGGGTTCAACTCCCGCCAGCCCACCAAAATTCTCCATCGGTGATTACCAGAGTCATCCGATGAAGTCCTAAGAGCCCGCACGGCGCAAGCCCTGCGGGCTTTTTTGTGCCCTCAATTTGTCCCCCGAAGTCCGAACTCAACTAATTAAATCCGAACCTTTTAGGCACCTTATACAAAAGGGGACGAGGGTCCCCTTTTGTAAGTAAATCTAAATCGTCCAGCTGTTAGAGACGACCTCAGCTTGTTTGAGAATCAACTCTACAGCATGAAGAGTTTTATCTGGTGGATACTTATACTTACGCAACGTTTGCCGAACGAGGATACGCAGTCTGGCTCGTACGCTTTCACGCACTTGCCAGTCCACCGTTGTTGACTGGCGTAATTTCAATGTAACTTCAACGGCCAGTTTCTTAAGGACATCATCCCCAAGCTCCCGTACAGCACTTTCGTTTTCAGCCAGAGCATCATAAAACGCAATTTCGTCAGGGTTGAGCCCCAGCGCCTCATCCCGCGCCATCGCCTCCTGAAATGACTTTGCCATCGCAATCAGCTCTTCAATCACCTGTGCCGTTTCAATCGCGCGGTTATTATATTTGAGCAATACTGCTTTCAGACGGTCGGAATACTTCTTCTGCTGTACGACGTTATTGCCGGAACGGGCATGGATTCCGTCATTAAGCAGTTTTTCCAGAAGTTCTACCGCCAGGTTTCGCTGCGGCATTTCCCGCACCTCTTCCAGAAACTCATCGGACAACAAGCCAATATTAGGTTTATCTAACCCGATCAAGGCAAACAAATCCTCTACACCGGTTGCGACAACGGCGTTATCAAGAATTTTACTTAACAGGGAGTTTTTCTCCGATTGGCTAAACTTTGCTGCCGGATTTAGTTTCAGAAGCGCCACTCGGATTGCAGAAAGAAAGGCAAACTCTTCTTGCAGTGGTTTCGCTTCATCCAGTGTATTACAAAGCGACCATGCTTTAGTCATTGCCAGCGAGACATCGAGGTAGCGTTTTTTACCTTCATCCAGTCCCAAAATATAGTTCACAGCGTCACGCAAGAAGGCCAAAGGATCTCGAGAGAAGCCCTCGTATTTAAAACCTGGTTTTCCTGCTGAGGGGGAAAACATGCCATGGATGATATCGAATTTTTCCAGCAATACCGCAAACGCTTCTCTGGCATCCACAGTCGTCTGGCCTTTGCCTTTTGAATCTGTATAAGTTTTCAGCGCCTGCTTAAGCTCATTCGCAATGCCGATATAGTCCACCACCAGTCCACCAGGCTTATCCCTAAATACGCGGTTAACACGAGCAATCGCCTGCATTAAATTATGTCCACGCATCGGTTTGTCGATATACATGGTGTGACAACAAGGGGCATCAAACCCGGTCAACCACATATCACGCACAATCACCAGCTTTAGCGGATCGTTCAAATCTTTAAAGCGAGATTCAAGGCGCTTTTTGGTCTGTTTGTTATAGATATGCGGCTGGAGAACATTATTATCCGATGCAGAGCCGGTCATAATGACTTTTATCGCGCCCTTTTCAACATCCTCGCTGTGCCAGTCCGGGCGGATTGCCACGATAGCATCATAAAGCTTGACGCAAATATCGCGACTCATGGCGACAATCATCGCTTTGCCGGTCATAGCTGCATTGCGCATTTCAAAATGTTGAACCAGGTCAGCAGCGACCTGCTGAATTCGCGGCGCTGAACCTACCAACTTTTCCAGACGGCTCCAGTCGCCTTTCGTTTTCTCTTGCTGCCCTGTCTCTTCATCCTCTACCAACTCATCGACCTGCTCCGAAAGCGCTTCGAGCTCCTCATGATTCAGGTCGAGTTTTGCCAGGCGTGATTCATAGTAGATAGGCACCGTAGCGCCATCATCCACGGCATCCTGAATGTCGTAGATAGAGACATAATCACCAAATACGGCACGGGTATCTTTATCTTCCGAGGCAATTGGCGTTCCGGTAAACCCCATAAACGAGGCATTCGGCAGCGCATCGCGCATATGTTTTGCGTAGCCATATTTATAAAGGCCGGTTTCACGGTCCAGCGTGGCGCTCAGGCCGTACTGGCTGCGATGTGCTTCATCAGAAATGACCACGATGTTGCTGCGTGTGTTGAGAGCCGGATGGCTCTGCTCACTGTCCCGCGGAGCAAACTTCTGCACGGTGGTAAAAATGATGCCGCCAGATTCGCGGGCATTCAGCAGCTCGCGCAATTCGTCGCGGTCATTGGCCTGTAATGGCGTCTGCTTAAGTAAGTCCTGCGCCTGACAAAAAGTGGCATAGAGCTGCCCGTCGAGGTCGTTCCGGTCGGTTACCACCACAATGGTCGGGTTGTTCATCTCCGCCTGTTGCAGCAGCTTCCCGGCATAGCAACACATGGAGATGCTTTTGCCGGAGCCCTGGGTGTGCCACACCACCCCCGCTTTTTTGCTACCGGGGGTAATGTTACTGCGCAGCGGCAGATGTTTGCCAGTAGACGCCACAATCGTAGCTGCGACGGCTTCACGCACGGCGTGGAACTGATGATAAGCGGCTATTTTCTTGATGAGTCGTTTGCCATCATTTTCAAACAGAACAAAGTAGCGAATATAGTCGAGCAATAACTCGCGATTAAAAAAGCCCTGAACGACGGTTTTTAACTGCCAGTCAAATTGTGGCTTATCGTCTTCATTGGAAATGGTTTTCCATGGCAGGAAACGTTCTTCATCTGCGGTCAGGGAACCAATGCGTGCATTCTGCCCGTCGCTTATCACCAGCGCTTCGTTGCAGATAAACAGATCGCTGAGTTCGTTTTTATAGGTCTGCAACTGGTTAAATGCGGCCCAGATATCAGCATTGGCATCAATGGGGCTTTTCAGCTCGATTACCGCCACGGGCAGGCCGTTGATATAGCCAATCACATCCGGGCGCCGTACCTGTTTTGTCCCCTGAATGGCAACCTGGTTGACCACCATAAAGCGGTTACTGGCTGGGTGGTTAAAATCCATCAGCAGCGCTTTATCATGAACGACTTTATCCTCACGCTTGTACTCAACCGGCACGCCATCAAGCAGCAAATGATGAAACGCTTTGTTGCTGACGACCAGATCCGGGCTTTGCGCATGGGCGACACGCAGTATCACCTCTTCCAGCACGGCAACAGGGAGATGGGGGTTGATGCTTTGTAGCTGTTCCAGCATCACCGGGCGCAGAAACACATCATGAAATGAAGCACGTAGCGGGTTATCGCCATCCGGCGCAATGTTGGGCCCGTGCAGCACTTCCCAGCCCTGTTCAGCAAACCATTTCAGGCATTGCTGTTCTAGATCGTCTTCACTCAGCATCAGGCTTCCTCTGTCTCAGGTTCTTCCGTCTCATCCGGCGTGTTGGAAATCTCTTTGAGCGCCATATTCAGTGGGGCGATAAAGGGATCGAGCGCTTTTTCAAACGCCGTCAGGTTGACCAGCAGCCAGTCGATCATCTCGGGCCAGTTAGCTTCATCAAGGCTAATCGCAGGACTGGCATAGGAAATCCGACACGATTTTTTACCTGGCAGAGGTTCCCACTTAAGCGCATGGCCAAACGCGTTTTCTATTGTCTCTTTGCGCTCATGCAGCCAGTTAAAAGCAAAGGTATTACTCTCTGCGGAGGCTTTAGCAATCCACAGTTCAACACGAATCTCTTTTTTACTGAAAATCAGGTTATACGACACGGCGCTAATGCCAGAACCTGCACTAAGCCAATGATCAGTGGACGGGCTGATATTGTTATACAGAGTACAAGTGCTGGCTTTGAGACGCTCCAGCATCTTTGTCCAAAAGGCTTTACGCATCAATTGAACCGGTTTTACCCCGCCGCTGACGGATTGCTCTTCCGCCTCTTTTTGCGCCATGCCAATCATGTAAGATTCAGCTTCCGGTGTGGGAATCACCTGGCGGATATCAACGAATACATCGTCGTTGAATTTATAGGGTGTAACCTTAAAGCACTGCACGCGCAGACCAAACTGCATCAGCCACAGGGCGGTGTTGGTCACCTCTTTGCGAAAGCTGGCTGCGACCATGATGATTCGCTGTGTACGGCTCTGATTGATTAAAACTTCATCCAGCGTTTCATATTCGAGGAATTCAGCAAGCACCTCCGCCGCCGGACGGGTCTCTTCCGGATCGTATTTGTCGAGATAGAGCTGAAAGATGTCGAGGATCTGTTCTTTGCGCAGATTGGCGCAGTAACCGGCATATTTCAGCGCCTGCCACACCACATCACGCCCGGAGTCATCGAGTTTGTTCTCGATGATCACCAGGTTGCCTTTTTTATCCAGCGCCAGCAGATCGAGGCGCTCTTTGGTGTCGTCAAAACCGGCGAACTCTTTCTGGATGATCAGCAGTTCGTCGTCATTATCACGGGTTAGCGCCTGCGGATTTTTCGCCAGCCACTCCTGCAGGTGATAGCGTTCGGTAAAACCGAGGCTGCTGAATGACACTTCTTGCAATGAATGCAGGCTGTTGGTGGGCTTATCGACTTTATACATTTTCCGCCTCGCTTACCGCCTGCTCGGCTTCCGGCAGGGTGATTTCGCCAGAGAGGAGTTTGGGGAGAAGGGTGTCGCGGAGTTGGGTTAACTTTATATTCTCAGAAGAGTGCATTAATTTAACAAAAGGCAGCGTTGTTTTGTAAAACAACTTTAAAATTTCGGATGGCGCAACAGCAACCATCTCATTTTCTAAAAACACTTTTGTCTGAAAATTACTAATCCCAGTACTTTGATTTTGATATAACCATGTTTTTCCGTCTTGATAAATCCTCTCAAGATGAAGGCCCAAAACCATGCCTAATTCCTTACTCTTTGGACGGAAAAGTCGGCAAAAACTGGCAGGCTCCACAGGTAGTGATAGTCGCTTAAGAATCTCATTAGTAACATAGATAGAACGGCCTGTGGGTTGAGTCGGGCTACCTCCTGATACTTCAATAACAATATCACCAGCATTTAGACTACGTGTTTTTAATTTTTTTTCTTCCACATAACGAAAAGGAACATTGCTATCCTGGCAAGACTTTATATTAGGTATATCTGTTCCTCGAATAATACGCACTGGCATTTTATGCTTATCATCAGATTCATCTTTACCCCAGTCTCCCCCGATTGTATGAGATAAAAGCTCTCCAAAAGGTTGGAATTCCCACCCTTCCGGAATCTCCCCCAACTCACTCTCCTGCATCGCAGACGGAAACAGCTCTGCCGTTGCTTTTAACTCAGCATATTGCTCAGGGTGTTCACGCTCAAAAACCGCCAGCGTATCAGCATCTTTCCCGGAAATCGCTGACATGGCCGCAAGCGTCGCGTCTTCCTGCGAACCGCCCGCTTCCAGCACTGTCATTTTGGCTTTTACCGGTTCAAAATCGACAAACCAGCTTTTGAACAGGGCTTGCGCCATTTGTTCGAGGGTTTGGTTGATTTTTTTATTATGCGTTATCTTGCGATCAAGAGACCCCAACACTAAAGCACATTTTTCTTGATGTTTAACTGGAGGCAGAGTGATAGTTAAATCCGCAAGACTTCTACCAGTTAAGTGTTTAATTGTTGTTCCAGTGAAATACGGCTCTAAAGAGCCTGTTTTACCCGCCAATAGGAACCAGTAATAAAGATACTTAGTAACTAATCCAGGTAATGTCCTAATGCGATGTAAGGCTTTTTGGATTTTCATATTGGGAATTTCATCTTCCCATATAGCACATCGGCCAGGCTCGCCACCTTCACAAACTACTAAGTCGCCTTTTTTTAAAGCGTAGCGTTCATGTTCAGTATCTTCGAACTTCATTTCAGCTAGATTGCTAAAATCAAACTCACCCCAACGCACATTACTATTACCTAAATATGGATGGAATGCTCCCTTGTTCTTTTTTTGATCAAGCATTTTACCTAAACATGAATCTATGAAGTCGCCTAAGCGGACTTGCTTCCACTCAGAACTCATAGCCCAGCCCCCCCAGATTCGCCTTAATCTGCGCTTCCAGCTTCGCGCTCTCTTCCAGCTGATCTTTCAGCTGCGCCGTCAGTCGCGCCATCTTCTCGGCAAAGGGTTCATCGTCTTCTTCCTGCTCGGCGGCACCAACGTAGCGTCCTGGAGTCAGCACAAAGTCGTTTTTTTGAATATCTTCCAGCGTTGCCGAGAAGCAGAAGCCGGCTTCGTCTTCGTAGTCTTTATCCGCCTGCCACTTATGGAAGGTGTCAGCAATCTTCGCGATATCCTCACGAGTGAAATCACGCAGCACGCGGTCTTTCATAAAGCCAATCTGACGGGCATCAATAAACAGCACTTCGCCTTTACGGTGCGCTTTACCGTTGCCGCCGGTTTTGTCTTTGGTCAGAAACCAGATGCAGGCCGGAATTTGGGTGTTGGTAAAAAGCTGGCCCGGTAGCGCTACCATACACTCCACCAGATCGGCTTCTATCAGGTTGCGGCGGATCTCGCCTTCATTGTTGGTGTTGGAACTCATCGAACCGTTCGCCAGCAGCAGCGCCATCGAGCCCTTCGGGGCCAGATGGTGGATCATGTGCTGCATCCACGCAAAGTTGGCGTTGCCCTGCGGCGGCGTGCCGTACTTCCAGCGCACATCATTTTCCAGCTTCGCGCTCCACCACTCCTTCATGTTGAACGGCGGGTTAGCCATCACGAAGTCAGCACGCAGATCCGGGTGCTGGTCGTCCAGCAGGGTGTCGGCGTTTTTGGTGCCGAAGTTAAAGTCGATGCCACGGATCGCCATGTTCATGGCTGCCAGACGCCAGGTGGTCGGGTTAGATTCCTGGCCGTAGACGGAGATCTTCTGCTTCTGTTCAGCAGCGTTGTAGTGCTTCTCGCCCGCATGCTCTTCAATAAAGCGATCGCTGGACACAAAGAACCCGCCGGAGCCCATCGCCGGGTCATATACGCGGCCGTTATAGGGCTGGAGCATTTCGACGATCAGGGTCACGATGCTTTTTGGCGTGTAGTACTGGCCGCCCTGTTTGCCTTCTGCCAGCGCGAACTGACCGAGGAAATATTCGTAAACGTGGCCGAGAATATCTTTGCTCTTAAGGCTCAGCTTCTCGCCGTTATATTCCGGGTTGCTGAAGTTGGCATCAGAGAAGGTATTAATCAGCCCGGTTAACACCTCGTTGCCCAGTTGATACTGACTGATACGGTTAAGAATGCCTTTCAGTTTGGGGTTGGTTTTTTCGATTTCATCCAGTGCGTTGTCCACCAGCCAGGAGACGGAACGCAGCTTCACATCCTGCCCGGTGGTTTCATCCACCCACAACACGGTGCCGGTTGGCAGCATGGCTTTGTTTTTCAGCGTTTCCCAGCGCGCGGCTTTCGGCACCCAGAAGACGTTCTTCTCGGTGTAGTAGTCTTCTACTTCGAGCTCATCCAGCAGCGCCTGCGCGTACTCTTCGTCACTACTGTAATCTTCGCGAGAAATCGCATAGATATTGTCAGGGTTGCCGACATCACGAAATAACGTCATCAGCTCTTGCTGGCGCGCCTCGAAGGCATCGGACACATACTTCAGAAAGATAAGCCCCAACACCACATGCTTGTAATTGGCGGCATCCATGTTGGCGCGCAGTTTATCTGCGGCCTTCCAGAATTTGTTATCCAGTTCGTTCAGGAACTGTTGTTCAGCGTTGTTCATGAAAATTCCTTGATAGCTCGCAGCGCTAAAGCAGTCATGCTCCAGCGCAAATTCAGGTTTGGAATCTGGTGCGCAAAATGATACCGGGAACGGTAATGATTACAAACGACACTGCGTAAAGAAATTTGCATTTGAGCGTCAAATGATAGGAAACTATCTTGCCATTCCTTTTGAGCCCCCTGCTTTCACCGTTCATCCCCTGAACGGACGGGGCTGTTTGTGAATTGTGGAACGGTACAACAATGACTATCTCAGCATACAAATTTTGGTTAAAGATAAACCAAGAATTGTCGATGGTAATTATGGGTGCTGGCTAATATATTCAACGGATAAAACTATGTCATGGCTTAATTCTTTCTTGCTGACGCTTACTTCAGTTCAACCTCATAACGTACCAATTACTGTTGGCATTCTTGTTGGCGTGGCCTTTGGTTGCTTTATTTACTTTTATTTGTTCTGAAGTGGTTTACTGAATTTGGCCACCTGAACAGAGGTGATATGCTCACCTCAGAACAACACAGGTGTCATAATGAAAAAAAGAAATTTCAGCGCAGAGTTTAAACGCGAATCCGCTCAACTGGTCGTTGACCAGAACTACACCGTGGCAGATGCAGCCAGCGCTATGGATGTCGGCCTT